GCACTAGAATTAGAACACTTGGCTTTCTAAAGCCGAAGTCGATCACGATTCGCCCGCTATACTCTGGGCGATACTGCCATCCCTTGATGACATGACTCATCGACCACTCTTTATAGATCATCCCACTTGGGGGCATGGGCATATTTTCAATCATTGCCCGCCTCTCGTCCTCAGGTAAATTTTTAGTCGCCTCGAACCAGTCTGCAGACAAGTTGTCTTGATTGACATAGCTAGTAAAAAATAGAGGCGTGCATCCCGCCTTCTCTGCCATCTTTACCCACCACGCATCCCATACAGGCAGACCGACCATGATTAGCTTAGGCGTTGGACCTGATCGCAGACGCCCAAGGGCTTTATAGGCTACCTCCTCGGTCAGCATTTGACACTCATCTATTACGGCTAGCCCCGACGTTATATTGAGCCCCTCGAGGCTGTTTTGAGATGCGTCTTGCGTGCCCGGTCTAAAATATGATCGAGTCCATACGACATGACCATTGGGGGCAGTCCATTTGCCCTCGAGTGCGTGATATATCCAGCCTTCATCGCCTAGCCACTTTTGAATCTCGGGGGCTAGCACTTGCCTATATCTGCCTGCTGTATCTGTGATCAGCAGACTAGACAGAGAGGGATGAGCCTCTGCCCATGCTGCCAAGGCAAAAACGAGAGCTGATGTTTTGCCACTGCCCCAACCTGCACGGACGGCGATAAAATTGTCCGCCGATAGTAGCAGGGCTTTGATGAGGCTCATCTGCAGATCATTGAGCTTCATACTGCTCTCTCCATCTAGTGCGTAGCTTTTTTTTGAGCCGATTGACCATAGTAAAAGCCGTGTTTGCCTTTAGCCCCATATCTCTAGCTATGTCGATATGCCTATACTCGTCTATGATGAGGCTGAGCATATACTGGTCTTTTTCATGTACGCCATCTAGTAGATCTGCCAAGTCCATCTGCATGATCATCGAGTCCTCTATAGTCATCGAATTTACATCGGAATTTCTCGAGTAAAAACAATCGAGTTGTTGATCGTTGTAGCTCTGGTAGTCTCTGCTTGTGGCGATCGGCGTCCCTTTTTGCATGACGCTCATGATATCAGAGCTCGCTATTTCATATCTGAGCCGTCGCCTTGCATTGAGGTAGCCTGATAGATAGTGGATTCTTGCGACAGCCTTTAGGTAGCCTAAAATGCGCTCTCGGTTCTCAAAAATCTTAGCCTGCTTTAGGTATCTCTCCAGCAGGATATAGTAGCTCACCACATGATCGTCGCTATATCCCGACCGCCCCTTAAAAGACTTGCCCAGCATCTTCTCGATGACCTGTTGATTATCTGCATCATTGAGATCAAAGTCTGTGCCATCCTCAGCCTTGATCATCGTCCAATTTTCCGCCTTGGGCTTCTGCCTGCTCAGTAGGTTTATCATCTGCTATCCCTCTTATCTGATTGACCATGTCGATTATGATTGATTTAGGTTTGTCTGTAGTGATCTCGATCTGTTGCGTTGGTCCGAATTCACTTGCGAATTGTGTTTCTAGGAGGAACTTCGCAGCTCTCCAGTCGGTCTCAGCGGCGATCTTGACTCTATCGACTAGCATCATGCGATATGTCAATCTAGCCTGCTCTATCTCGTGGGCAAAAACTGGATCGATGTTTTTGTATCTAGCGACCGTAGCTGGATCGACTCCAGCCATAATTGACGCTTGCCTTTGACTCATGCCCTGAGAGATAAAAAAAAGAACTTTCTCTTTTCTGGAGTCAGCTACCGTCTTTATGGGAGTTTCCTGCGTGGTCGACTGGACGATCTCTGCTGTCTCCTCGAGAGCCTCGATCCGCTTGCGTTTTTTGATCCTGTCATCGATGCCCATCATTCCCCCTTATAGATGCGACTGCTTATTTTCTCTATGCTATCATCGACATCGACAGACTCGATAAAAGCTTTGATTCTTGACGCCTTGTCATCGACGATATCGACAACGCAGGCTTCTATGATCTTTGATGGGCTCGAGCTGATCGCATCAGAGAGTTCATTGAGTTTGTCGATCAGCTTGCTCGACAAATAAAGTGTATGGCTTGATCGCTTAATTTTTTTCATAGGTCGGTCCTTTTTTACATAGGCTATCGATAGCAGAGTAGATGACGGCTGTACGCCTTTGGGCTTCTGCAGATATGCCTATCGCGTCCATATCTGGGCGTAGACTATCAACGATGGCATCTATGGTCTGCTCTGTGATGATGCCATCTTGCTCTAGGCGTGATATCTCTAAAAAAATGTCTAGTGCTGAGAACATCATGTTTGCTCTTTATTGAGTAGATTGAAGCTGTGGGCTTCCAATCGCCAATAAATTTTACCGTCCTCGGAGGTATTAGATAGCATCTTGCCCTCAACCAAAACGAGATCGCCTTTTTTGATTTGCTCAGATGCTCGCTTGGCTGTGGTATCAGCTCCAAATGAGACGATATCAACATTGAACCATGTTGTCGGGCTATCTTTGCGATTTTGATATGCGATAGTCCCTACCGCCTTGGTTAATGTCGTGCCTATGGGCTTTAGGATAAAATCCTTGCCTGCCCTTCCTGCTAGTGTGATGCTGTTGATCATTTAGTTTTCTCTCTTGCTTTTTTTAGTGCATCAAAAAGTATTTTATCCCATGGGCTATAGGTCTGCATATATGCCCTCATCATCAATAAAATATGTCTGTATCATCTGCCCCTGTTTGGTCAGCAGACCTCCAGCCTGACTAAATAGGGGCTGATGGATCGCTTGCATATCAGCCCCATCGAATAGCATGACTGACATCCCTCCAGCCTTGGCGTGTCTGTCTCGGCATAAATGAAGAGCTCTAAATCTTCCTTGATGGGCTGTGATATGGCATCGTCTATCATCCTCGTATGTGTGATAGGTGATCACGATCTTATTACCCTGCAGATAGACTCTGAGGTCTTGGGGCAGTACGCCGTCCCATATAGGCATAAAAGCCTTAGCGGGTAAATCTTTTAAGTGGGAATACAGCTGTTGTAAATTCACGATTTTATCCTTGGTTTGTGTTATAATAAATTGATGATTTTCAATAGAAAATTCTAAAACATTCTATCACTGGTTTTTTGAAAAGGCAAGTAAAATGAATCAAATTTTTGTACATGATGGATATGTGCGAGTGAGCGATGGCTGTGTGCTAGGTAGCGATCTCATGATCGTAAATACCGCTAGAGTCAGCTATGACAAAGAGTCTAAAGAGTGGTCTGATCGTGATGAGAAGCTTCTGCGATATCTATGGGCAAATAAGCACACCTCCCCTTTTAGGCACGCCTCGATCCGCTTTGAGATATCAGCCCCGATCTTTGTGTTGAGGCAGTGGATGAAACATCAAGTTGGTTGCTCTTGGAATGAAATCTCAGCCCGCTATGTCGATATGGGAGAGAGTGAGGCTTTTCGCCCTGTGCTCTGGAGACTGCAGGACAGCAAAAATAAACAATCTTCCTTGGGGATCTTGCCTAGGGATGAGCAGATGAAGGCGACCGCTCTGCTAGAAGAGGCGTATGAGGTAGCCTATAAAAACTACGCTCAGCTGATCGATATGGGCGTATGTCGTGAGCAGGCGCGTGTCATGCTACCAGTGGGGATGTACTCTAAAGCGATCTGGACTGCTAGCCTGCAGGCGGTGATGAATTTCATTGAGCTCCGACTTGATGATCACGCTCAAAAAGAGATGCGCGATTTTGCTCAAGCTGTGCTAGACTTAGCCCGCATATACTTTCCTCGATCTATGGAGCTGGTGAGATGTCAAGATGTATCAAATGCGGGGCTCGACTCCAAGGGCTAGACTACCTGCAGGGCTTTGAGTACCGATTTTGTGCTGAGTGTGTGACCACTGTATATCGTGAGTCATACGATGACGATTTTTTAGATGACACACTAGATCCCGATGAGGAGATAGAAGACGATGATGAATGATTTTTTAGGCGTGTGCCTATACCTCGCTAGCATGGCAGAGCCTATTCCATCAGCCCATCGAGTGGATACCTGTCAAGAGGTGGCACGCTATGCGATGGAGTATAAAATTGATCCATATATAGCGCTCGCCTTGGCATATCACGAAAGCCGATTTGATAAAAAGGCGGTATCATCTCATGGAGCTGTTGGGGCTATGCAGGTGAAGAGAAAATTTATTGCTTGCCAATCATGCTCTGATATAGAGGCGGGCATGATCGCCCTTAGATACTGGATGGATAGATCAAAAAGCGCTTGCCTCGCTCTTGGCAGATATGCGATGGGCAATAAAGGCGTGTGTGGTCGCCGGTCTAGGATGATCATCGCTCTTGCTCGTGAGCTCGACTGTCGCAGTGGCTCAAAAAAGGATTTTTGCTATGAGTGCTGAGATATGGGATGAGGTAGCTCGCACGATAGCCAAGCAATCGCCCTGCCCTCGTGCACAGGTGGGGGCAGTGATTTTTAGGGCAGATCGTAAGTCGGTCTTGTCCACTGGATACAATGGGCAGGCTCGCAAAAGTGAATCGATTTTATGCGGTGGCTCATGCTGCGATAGGGATAGGCTAGGCATCCCCAGCGGGGAGAGGATCGAGATCGGCTGTATCCATGCAGAGATCAATGCGATAGCCAATGCCGTCTATGAGGGTATCGCCTTGGCTGATGCCTGCATTGTGATCACCGCTCCGCCCTGTCTCATGTGCTCTAAGATGATAATACAGTCGGGGATCAAGACGGTCTATTATCGGGGCGGGCAGAGATGGACTAGTACGGGCGAGGACTATTTATCAGCCCATGGCGTACAGCTCATCTCTCTAGGACGATGACGCACTTATCTTTTTCTAGCAGAGTATAAATAAGGCTGTCATCAATACCATCTAGGTCTATAAAATAGACATTGATGTCTAGGCGGTCTATCAGAGCCTGCCCCGATTTTTTAGACATAAAATCCTTATCGATATATAGACAGGCTAGATCTCTATCATGCTCAAAAATCATCGCTCTAGCTATCCTATAAAATAGCAATTTTTCATCACGTCTCAGTCTATGGATATCCTCTTTACATCTCTCTATATCGCTTAAAATATCCTGTAGCTGCACATATCTATATATATCGCTATTGATGGAGGCTAGCCCCCCTTTAAAGACGGCATAGGGCAGATATGATGCTGACAATGAAGCCTTAGGCTTGGCTGGATTTTGATGCAGGCACTTGCCATCTGTAGCCCTGACTGTCATCCCATCCAATAGCCACTGACTCGCCTTAAAAAGAGAGTGCTCAACATCTCTTTGATGACTAGTGGGCTCAATAATCTCAACCTCTTTTTTTTCCTCTTTTTGCACATGAAAATCGTCAAGATTTTCTTTGCTATTAAATATACCCTCTTTAGAGGGTATATTAACACTTATATGTCGAGTCGGCTTTACTAAGGCGGGCTTTACTAAAGCGGGCTTTACCAAGGCAGACTTGACTAAGGGAGCATCCTCTTTTTTAGCCTTTTTAGCCTTGGGCTTTTCTGCTGTCTCTTGGCAGTATCGAGTAAAAAAAGTCTTATAATCCATGTCTAGAGCTGATAGACCTGAAACATCTATCTCTCTCGCCTTGCCCAGCCCTGGGATGAATTTCATTGATACGCTGATTAGTGGCTTGCCATCAATCTCAATCGCCGATAGATGCTCTAGAGCCGATTGTATCTGGTATTTACTGAGCCCACCATTGCCGATCCACTGATTTGTAGCTTCCTTGCCACTGAGTATAGACGCCTCTCTCTGTGGTCCATGGAGCTCTAAGAGTCTTATGATAAGTCTCAGCCCATGAGGTAAAGCGTTTATCGCGGGATGCTTTGCCGCGTTGATAGCGATAGTAATAAAATTGAATTGCATGAGTGCTCCTTTATTTTTGATATTTATAAAAATATTTTTGACAAAAAGCAATAAATATTTTATCTATATCAAAAATCATTCAACGACATGAAAGGCTTCACCATGAATCTAAAATCTTTAAAGCTTCAAGAGCTCACACATAAAACACTAAAGCAAATCGCAGAGGATGCGGGCATCACATACGCGACACTATACAATAATTTACGCCCCGGTGCTTGCCCCACTATGCGATTTGCTCAAAAGCTGGAGTCCACCACAGGCATCAGCCATCAATTTTTTTTGTATGATCAGCCCCTCTGCTTCCAATTTGCAAATAAAAAAGGATAAATCATGACTCACTTAGACCACGACGCCCCCATACTAGATGACAGCCCAAGAGATGAAGCCCCTCAATGCGGGTATTTCCCCATCGTACAGCTACCAAAATTACAATCACCATCGATAGCAAGAGAGCTGACCGCTATCGCGCTATTTGTCTCATCAATCGCTATTCTATTTTTCTTTATGTATGTGTGCCTTGTATGGCTTGGAGCCATGAGATGATCACAGGTTCATATAAAGACGTCTTGAGACTAACGGACATTGAGGCTATCATAGGCGAGACAGATGAGCTCAAGCATCAGGCTCATGCTATGAGAGCTCTAAAAATCATCATCAATCTATGTCACACATACGACAAAGACCTACAGGATGCGATATTCTCATCCATAGTACATGAAGCCCTCTTTGTGCATCATACACTACGCATGATCTATCGTATGGCTATCAGGCTTTGGCATAAAAACAGAGAGGCTGGTATAGATGCCCCGATCGGCTTCATAGCCATTTATGAGGAGTATAAAAGTCGATACTCTAGCAATATAAAGAAGCTGCCGGACATGGACAATCCAGATCAAGCCCTCAATTTTTTGATGGAGACCGCCACCTATCCTCTATGGGTAGGAGCTGTCATGGCTAAAGCCGAGTGCGATACATACATGGCTCATACTGTTGAAAAGGCGATGGCTCGTATATCATCTATCAAGACGCACTTAATCAAAGAAATCGGCATCGCAGAAGCAGAAAATTTCGAGAGAGATGCGATGCGTGAGCTCGACTCACTGCGACCAAAACCAGCGCCAAGCATGGGCGATGCGTTGACAAAGACGCTTCTATCTATCCAAAATTTCCAGCCCGGTCTATCCACCGGCTTGGCAGAGCTAGATCAGTATGCCCGCCTGCAAAGGGGATGCCTATATATCATCGCGGGGCGTCCTGCTATGGGTAAAACAGCAGTAGCCCTGCATCTAGCCAGGCTAGCCCATGGCAAAAAGACGATCTTTATCAGCCTAGAAATGCCACAAGAGCAGCTAATGAAAAGATTGATTTCATCAGTTGGAGGCATAGACCATCATGTGCTAACCAGTGGCATGGCTGGTGCTACCGCCCAGGATATGCAGAAGATGGGCGAGGCTATCGACTATATCAAAAATCTCAATTTGCAGATTTTTGATGACAGCAGCCTATCGATAGATGCACTCATAGAGAGATGCAGTAGGCTAAAGAGCGATATACGACTAGATCACATGATGCCACGCCTTGAGCATCTCAGGCGTACAGTGAGACCTATAGTCGAAGCCAATGGCTATACATACGACTCAGTACGATATAAAAATGCCTATGTGTCAGGTAGAGATGCAGAGGGCGTTCCATTCATATCTAGGCAGATAGACGATGCTGTTTTTGAGGAGCAGAGGTGGGATATCCTAGAGTATCTCTCTCTGGAGAAGCGATTGGCTGAGGCACAAGCCGATCAGGTCGGTCTCATCATCGTTGACTATCTACAGCTTATGAGTGCAAACAAGGATTTTAGAGAGCAGGAGATAGCTGCCATCAGCCGAGGGCTCAAAAGTCTAGCCAAGATCATGGATTGCCCCGTGATTGCACTAGCACAGATAAATCGAGGCGTGGAGAGTCGCCCCAATAAACGCCCGACTCTCAGCGATCTCAGAGAATCGGGAAGCATCGAGCAGGACGCCGATGTTGTCATGATGCTATATCGAGATGAGGTATATAATCCAGAGACTGCAGATCGTGATGTCATGGAGATAGGTATCACAAAAAATAGACACGGAGAGATTGGTGTTGCTCGATGCCATTTTGATAAAAAACAGCAGAGGCTTAGAGACATTGACGGGGCTACACCAAGGCGATTTTAAAAACTCATCAATCTTTTTTTAATGAACATAATTT